ATCCAGCAGCCGCCCCAAGGCGTTGCTGGGTTAGGCCCTCTCGAAGTGCAAGATCACGAGCCTGAGCCGCACCGGTTGTTTCGCCAGATGCAAGGAACTGCTGCGCCGCCCCGTAACGCGCAAGCTTGCGTTGTTCTCCGGCGGCACCAAGCTGCGCTGCTTCCTGCACTGCCGGTCCGAGGCCGAAGATATTGCCACGGGCTGTCTGTGCAGCACGCACAGCCTGCTCGTATCCACGCCTTTCCTCGGCTCCCAAGGTCGAGCCAAGGCGAAGCTGATTCAACGCCTCCTGTTCAATGGTATTTCGAAGCTGTTCAGTCTGAGGAGTGGTTGTTGCACCGAGAGGCTCTGTGGCCATTCTGCGATATTGCTGTCCAAGGCCAACGGCAGTCCTGTATGAATTTGGATCAATCTGGCGAAGCTGCTCGCTTGCCCTCTCTTCAGGAAGTTTTATAAATTCACGAAAAGCGGTGATTTGCTTAAGACCCTCATTGTCTTGGGCTGTGATTGGCTTGAAATCGGTTATTTGTTGGCCAGCCTTTGTGACCGCACCCTGCACGCTGGTAAGGTCTGACTTTAACTGGTCAATGGATACCTTGGCTGATGTGCGCCTTGGGTCTCCTGATGGAAGTGCCTCATAAAGCTGATTGGCGGCATCCAGCCGAGCCTGGATTCCGGCAATCTGGGAGTTTCCGTCTGAAACAATTCGGTTAAGCCTGCCAAGCCGAGTGTTGTTGTAGTCATCCAAAATCTGCTGGTCGGATACCTGAAAGTTTAATTTTGAGCTAATGTCCGATGCCCCAAAGTTTTGGCCAGCCGAAAGCCTGTATGTTCCGGTTGATTCATCAAAATTCGGAGTTCCTCCTGCGTACAAAGACCGTCCGCCTCCTGCGGTAAGTCCGGCAATTTGGCTTGCAAGTGTATTGTAGGTGCCTTCCCTGCTTGCCAGATCTTCAAGCTTTTTTGAATATCCGGTTTTTACTTCATTTATGTTTGAAAGAATTTTCTTGTTTGATGCCGTGATTGCCTCGGCAAGCGATTTGTACGGGTACTCTTTTGCCTTCTCATCGTATCTTGCCTTTGAGTCCTTTATTTTTCCAATAAACAGCGGGTGTCCAGGCATGAGAAGCCGAAACCCGGGAAGCTCTTCTATCGACCCGTCATCGTTTACCTTGAAGGACGATTTTGGTTCGTTTTTATCCTGTTGGCTGCTTCCGTAAAGAGGCATATCAAATTTCTCCCGCCCTGAATTTTTCAGTTGTCTTCTTTTGCGCGGCAACATTTCTTTTCAATACATTTGAAATGTCTGTCGTATATTGCGGTGCGCCTATGTTTTGAGGTATTCCTCCGGTGTAATTAACCGGAGGAACTCCTCCGCCATACGCAACCTGCGGTTCGATGCTTGCATACGGACTTACGCCATAGGTGCGTTCAAACTGTCTTGTGTATTGATCTCCAAGGGCGCGGTTGAGTGCAAACGCCTGAGGGCTGTATTCATACTGTCGGCGCAGGGTTTCAAGAGTTCGTTGCGGGCCATATTGTCTTTCAAGTTGAAGTCCTGCCTGAACCTGGGAAAGCTGGTCTGCTGCGGAAAGCTGCCTCTCCAACTGCCTTTGTTCCGGCATGTATTTGATGCGAAGAGCATTTTCAAGCTCTGCAATATCAGGAGCCTTCTCAACGTATGTCTCCAGGGAGGAACGATAAAATAGCGAATTTGCCTTCGCTGCCGCAATGGGGTCTGGCGGCGGAGGAGGTGCCGGAATGGATGGTCCACCGCCCATTTTAGTTCAATGCCTTTCGCATAAATTTATAGTAATCATACTCCTTGTAAAAACCATTGCGTTTGAAGGTGATCCTCCTGCGCGGACCAAAACGATCCCATAGGATCGACAGCAGGCACTTCAGAGCCTTACGACTCAAGGCATTAGTAATACCACCAATAGAGGTCACGGTCAAGTCAACGAAAACACTGTCACCATATTCGTCATGTTCATAAGGATCAGGCACTTCCATTCCCTTTATGCACCTGGCAATGGCCACTCCGGCCACCTCATCACCATCCTTAGCCACCCCAACCAAACCACGCTCATTGTGCCATTCAAACCACTCCCTGAAATTTGGCCATCTTGACTCAGGAACTCCTGAGGCCTCAATAAACTCAACAGCCGTCACAGGCTCTTTTGCACCTCGATGGTGTCTGGATTGGCCGCAGCCGTGATCTGGCGGATGGCCATCTTGTTTGCCGCACTGGTAATCTTGATATTCAATAACCTCCATTTTTCGTATGTCCTTAAATCGCTGGCAATCCTTTTCTTCACCGATGATGGAAGCTGTGCAGGAAGCGAAAATGGAAGGGTTAGCACGGCACTTGAAATGTTCAGGTTTGGCTGGACATCAATATCGCCAACGTCAACATCCCGCTGTATGGAGATGGTGGCATCGGTTGAAAACGAATCGTCAAAAACAACCTCGAAGTGGCTTCCATACTTGCTGGCAAACGGATCTCCAAAATTGAAGTCTTTGGTTCGGACGTAGGACTGGTAGTCGACTCCGGCATCCTGATAGTCGGCTGTCGTAACCTGTGCGGGTGTTTTATATCCGCTATACTTCTGGATCTGTCCGGTGGTCGATTTCATCATCAAGCGCAATCCCTCATCCTGAAAATTGCTCAACGCAAATTGCATCACATTCGGAGTCCATGTTCCTTCAAATGCCCCAAGCACAGTGTTGTAAACTATGATCGTGTCGTTAAAGTCGTTTGATTCAGTTGGGACGGCAAGAAAATACCTATTATCGTAAAAATGTGCAGTGCTGATCCCAATTTCAGCAACATTGATTTGTTGAATCACATCCTTTATAACCTCTGAAATTGGAAGCCCAATTGACGTAAAATCGTCAGCCGCAGACCGAACCAGCGAGCGGATACCGTCATCGGAAAGGAAGAAAATGTCTGAATTTACCTGCACGGCTGAACCTTCCGCCACGCAGCCGGTGTTGTTTGAAATAAGCTGAATCGTCCAGTCGGCCGCACTTGTCATGTCCGGCGGGATTGTCACCTGGAATATGCGCCGCTTCTTGAACACCATGATCCTGTTTTCATAATACGGAACAATTGCCGTGATTTCGTCGCCGTCATCAGCATTGATAACGGCACTGTTGGCTGAATCCCATATTGACGCATCAAGAATATCAGAGCAGTAAAGCGTGTTGCGATTGGATGAAGATCCGACCCCAAACAGTCGATTACCAGTGTTGATTAAAAGCCTTAAATTCAACGGAGGAGGACTTGCCGTTGCGGTTGCTGTTGCCCCATTTCCATCACCAATAATTGTTACGGTTGGGGTTCCAGCATAACCAGATCCACCATCCACAACCGTAACTCCTGTCACGACTCCACCAGCAACCTGCGTAATCAGTGTTGGCAGAGACCCGTTCCAATCCGGACCACTTACAATTGCAGTTGCGCTCGTGTATCCAGATCCGCCGGAAGTAACCGTGATTGCCCTGACTTTTCCAGACTGCCTTGTGGCAATTTCTCCGTCATAATAATAAAGCGGACCATCCGCATCGGCCATATACATCTTGTCATTGAACTGAGCCATGCTGACCTTGACATCATAAGTAGTTGAAAATCCGTCACCCCATTGCTGCGCCTCGCTACCCCATGTCCTGTTCACAACATTCCAAATTTCATCGGCAGGATGTGCATCCGCATTTCCGTTTGAATCAATCGTGTAAAGCCTACCCTGTGTGACGGTTACAAGCCTTTCGGTTGCGGCTGTGTCGTAATACCGCATTCCGCCTATTGAGCCTTCCTGGCTGGTTGCCGTGGTGTTGAAATTTGTCACACCACGCCGTGTCTCAAGGCTGCCCTTGGGGGACAGGGTCATATTGACCAGTTGCTGAACCTGGTTTTCGGCAAGAAGGTCGGATTGCAGACCGCTGGCCTGACCACCCGCAAAACTGCGGATGCCGTCAAACGCCAGAAGGTCGTCGAGGTTGTCCGAGTAGTATGGCATTATGAGGCTGTGATTTCTTCCGTGGAAAGTTCGCCAAGGCTGGATGGCGTTATCTGCTTGATTCCCCCAACCTGGCTAAGTTCATAGTTGGCCATTGCGGCAAGGTCGGCATTGGCGGTTTGCACGACCGACTGCGCCTTGGCATATTGACGCTCGCGCTCCAAAGCATCGGCATGGGTCAAAGACAAAACAACCTGATGAACGTGCGGTAAGCGAAGCTCGTCATCCAATGCCTGTGTTGTGGGAGGAAAATCAACAACGATGTTTGTGCGTGTAAGGCATTTCAACTTTTCAACAACGCGCAGGCTTATCGTCCCAGTAGTTTCCAGTCGCGGATACAAATCAAGCTGTGCAATTCCGCTCGTATTGCGGCCAGTAAAGTGATACAGCACCGGAGTGCCAGTGCGGGTATCCTCAAGAAGATCCGAATCCTGGCTGATGATGGTGGCAAGGTCGATGGGTTCAACTTCGGATTTGTCATAGGATACGGATAGCGGTGTCTCCACGTTTGTTCCAAGTGTAATTGTGCGGCTGGTTCCGACCGAATAGGTGGAACTGGTTACGGTCTCGCGCCAAGGGGCAAAGTTCCAGACCCGGCGGTAAGCCAAGCTTGCGGCTTTTTGTAGAAAAACAAGTGTGTCGGAGTCGGTC